AATATCTTTAAGCATTGTTGCGCTCCATTTCGTACTTGCGTTCACGAAGGATAGCCAGTGCTAGTGCAAGTCCATCTTGCTGACCAAATACATAATAGCTTGCGAGGTCGTCGTCTTTTACAAAACGCTCTCGGCGAATAGCATTATCGCGTTCAAACTCAAGCTGGTCGATAAGATCTTGAATCATGGTATTCTCCTCAAACTATGTGTATATTATACACGCATGAGTTGTCCGTGTCAAGATGTTTTTTCTTATTTAATCGAAAATTAACGTAACCGAATTCCGGGGGGCCGCACTCGACCTTTGCGTGTCAAGAATTATTTTGCTCGAATTTACCAAAATTTTCGTAAATTATCTGCGGTTTGCTGCCTTTAAACCCCGCTACGGGGTCTTTGCGAATTAGACCAAATTGTTTGAAATTTTTTGCACTTACGACCCCGCGTAGGGTTGACACTGTTAGCTTTTGCACTTAAAATGGCGCAAGCCGCTTATACTTTTTTGTTATAAGACGCTGCTTACAAAGACTAAAATATTCTAAAAAATTTGCGCTTTCGGGGGCAGAAAAACTTGACATCGGATCGCTTTGGCACTATAATAGGCGCGCCGGCGCCAAAAGACCATTAAAAGCAAAAACAATTTGGCCCATACCTGCAAAAAAGACTTGACAAAGTTAGCTCTTGCACTTATACTGGCGCAGGGGACACTTTGGAAAATCGTCGTCGTACTACTACTGGCGCGCCCGCGCCAAAATTTTTTGTCAAGCGGAATTTTTCGGAATTTTTTGCTTTTTTCCGGAAAAAGCATTTTTTTGCTTTTTTGCCGAAATAGCCTGTTCCACGTGGAACATTCCGCCAAATGCAAATAAGAACCATTCGCATCCGCTAGTTAAATAAAAAAGCCGGGGCTAACCCGGCTTATATTCGCGATTTATATATGTTATTAGGTGGCCTTTATAATAATAAGAGCGCCAGGCTACAATAGGGCTCTTATAATAATAAGCGTTAGTTATTAATCGCATTATTTTCTCCAAATAATCGGGTCAGTCATAATAGCGTAAATAAGCGCGCTTAAAGGAATTAAAACCATAATAGCCATAATTAAATAAATCATAATAATCCGCCCCCTTATAAGGGGCGGAAGTTATTGGAAACAATAGCGTCTTTCCAATTAGGAGCAGGCGCTTCCATGTATTCGCTGCGCCTCATATCGCGCAGCAGCCGGGGCAGAATCACGCGCCCTTCGTAGTCTCGCGCATCCTCAAGCGCAGTGTGAGGCTCGGGCGGAAGCTCGGGGTTGATGAATGACGCGACGGTATCAGCTTTCCGATGGAACGTCATATTCCCGTTTTTAGTCGGAGCATTGAAAGCGTGACGCGCTAAAACGTGCTCCAAATAGCGGCGCTTCCGGCGAGGGCCGCTCTTGATCCACTCGCAAGCTGCGGCATACATACAGAAACGCTCAAGGAAAGGTTCTAGGTCAATTCCCGTCGCATCGCAAGCGCGAAGGTCAAAAGGCAGATTGTAGGCGGTCAGCACGGGCTGGTAATGCGCCAGCGCCTGAGCAAGCCAGCGATTCACAGCAGGGACGCTGGCGAGCATACGGCGACCGTCCGCCAGCATTGCCGAATAAGCAGAGCGGCGAGTGGCGAGGCGGTCATGCGAGAAAACCGGATCTTTCGCGACGTGGAAAAGCTCGTCATTCTCGTCAGCGTAAACTTCGCGAAGTAAAACCCCGCATGACGCCTGGACATTGCCTGCCTTATCCACAATGACCGCGCCGAAATCAGCGACACGCCCGGACATGGAAGTTTCAGTGTCCACCACCAAAAAATGCTTTTTCATTCTAATGGCCTTTAGCTGCTAGCTTTTGGTTTACCTGGACCGCATCGATTGCGTTCCAGCCTTCGGCTCGCGCCATTGCGAGCACAGAAGGATTGTCGTCTATAATGCTAATGCTTGTCAAGGGGTAAACGTATTTTTTAATCAGCGCCTTTTTCAATTCAGCATCGGGGCGCGTGTCGCCTTCCCGACGTGAAAGGATAAGCTCGGGCTTGAGGCCGTGCCTTTCCAGATAGGCTAAATCTGCTTCGCCTAAAACCCGGGCCGTGCAAATTGCAGCGGGTTGGTCCAGGGCAATATCAGCTTGCAGGTATTTAGCAAGCGGAAGCAGAGAGTCTTGCGCGATTTTTTCCGGCGTGGAATTCGCGCGCCATGCGTCTAGGTCAATGTTTCCTTGCGAGTCCGCAAGGCGACGATGGGCAGAACAAATAACCGTGCCATCTAAATCCCAAATCTTCATTAAATCAAGCTCCAATAACCAACAATCGAAATCAGGTTTAAGCCTACCAGATTCCAGGCGCGGAGTCTAGTCGCCTGGACAGTGAGAAGCGCCAGGCCCGTGCAAGCGAGCCAATAGCCGCGCACCCCTGGCATATGGTAGGGAGCGAGGGCGAGCGCGCAAGCGCCCACCCACCCCATAACAACATCAAGCCTCATTAGTAACAGTCTCCAAGATAAGGCCCAGCGTAGCAGCCGGAGCTTTGTCAAGGCCCGGAAGCTCCAAGCCCATTGCCTGTTCAATCGCGGAACAAATATCGGCCTTGCTAGGGCCAACGCGCTTGCGAGCCGGAGCAGATGCCTTGACGTATTCAATCCCAAGGCTTTTAGCCTTAGAGATGACAGAGCGATAAGTAACATTGCCCCATTCAGCAGAGAGAGCGTGAGCCTTCTCAAGGTTTAAGGGAGCGGAAGCCTTTAGGCGGGCGACCATCGCGTCGGTATATTGCGTCATAGGTAAAGCCTCTTTAGTGAGTGAGCGGTCATTGTGGAGCCAGCGGCGCAGAAAGTCAAGCATTTTTTTCTGCTTTCTGCGCGTTATAATTCGCGATTGATTGTGCGACGTATGCCGCCTCTTTATCGCGACGATAGGACGCCGTGCGCTTGTAAGCGTAGAGAGAGCGAGGAGCGCGAGAAGTTCTATATTTCATTTGTTTGTTTCCTTAACCTTATGGGCCTATTATGCGCGCGCCCGAAAATTTTTACAAGTACCGTTCGTCGGCTGGCCTCCATACAAAAATCGTGCCAACCCAGCCGTAGCAAGAACCGTGCCAACCCAGCCGTAGCAAGAACCGTGCCAACCCGGGGCGGTAATGAGACTCATTCTCATTTAGAGCCACAGCGCTCCCCCACACGTACAACTTTGTAAAATTTCAAAAACCCAAAACGGTGTATAAAAATCGATACATAACCAAAAACAAACCTTGACAATGCTCCTCAAATTGCATATAATATTTTTCAAGTTAAGAGGAATTGTACATGAAAAAACAAATTCTAATCCTGTTTGCCCTAGTCGCCACAGCTCATGCCGCCGAAGACCCAATCATCACAGAAGCGACTACGACAAGCACAGTTACAACAGATTCGACAACAACGTTGAAATCGCCCCCGCCTTCCGCAATCATTCCGACTATGAACTTTAGTAATTCGGACCTTTGCACAGTCGGAGTAGCAGGAGCAGTTCAGACACAAATTCTTGGACTTTCCGCAGGTGCGACGGTACGCGACATGAATTGCGAGCGATTAAAGAACGCAAAGACGTTGTTTGACATGGGTATGAAAGTTGCAGCAGTATCAACGATGTGTCAGGACAAGCGTGTGTTTGACGCAATGATGAATGCGGGCACACCCTGCCCCTACGATGGGCTAATCGGGCCAGATGCAAAAGCAGCGTGGCTAGCAAATGAAGAGAAACAACCAGGTGCTGAAAAAGAATTATCGGATGGAAAAAAGACTGCTTTGGGTGGCGCTGGCCTTCTTGGTCTGCTTGCCGCTCTTCTCGCACTCTGAAGAAGTATTTGAATCTTCCGCAGTTTCTGCTTTGGGATGGGACATGACAAATGTGTTGCCACCTCAAGCGGGACTGCAAGTCAACAGTGTTTTTATCGCTACACAACTCAAAAAGCGGTAGCAGATGCTCTCATTGTACACGTTCAAAATGAAGACACTGCTGGACCTGGTTATATTTTTCGATCTTCCGATGATTGGACAGGAGTTCCAGGAAATACAATTACTCGATTTGTTCCAGTATCACTAGCTGGCTCACGATTTGGAAAAGGTTCGATTCAGACTGAAGGATTCGGAACGGTTTCAAACCCGACCGTAATTTATAATTATTCATACGAGCCGTGTTTCGATCCTCAGTCTGATCCTTCTTGCCCTGGGTATGTACCGCCATTTGACCCTTTAGAGATGGAAATGTACGATCCGCTCTCTGATGAATTTATTCAAATGCAGATGAAGCAAAAAGCATCTCAGGACCGTACCGACGAAGAAGATCGTGATCGTCGACGTATGCAAAGTTTGAAAGAAAGTAGACTTGAAAAAGCGCTTGGCGCCGCTTCATCTGCAATGCTTACAGCAAACGCATTAGCAATGGAAGCTCAACTGCTTTCAATGAGTGTGATTCCTACGACCTATCAGACTTCTCTGGTAGGAGGAAGGTACGACGACTCGATAGAGTTGCCCAGTAAAAAGCTACCCGACAATCCTTCTGGACGACGAGTCGGTCTAGCACAGCAATTACTCCATGAGAGAATGGTTGATTCTCAATATGATTAAGGAGAGATCAATGAAAAAAGCACTTGCCTTATTGGGTTTAGTTGCAGGAAGCGCATTTGCAGCCGAAGCCCCCATTACTGGTACAGTGGCTTCTAAATGTGTAATTGTTACTGACACCCCTGGTATCTACGGAAACCCTTCTCCGTCTGTACTTTCGACCGCCGCAGCTTCTGGTGGTATCGAGCCGGTTGTTCGGTTCGACGTAATTAGTGCAGACTTTTATAAAGCAGTCATCTCTTACCCGACTTCCTTTTCTTCGTCTCCTGCTTTGAGTGACGTAGTAAACTGGACGGGCTCTGCTTCCGTAGCAGAAGTTACAGATGCTGGCATGGCAGCCTATGACACTGATAAGCGTGAGTTTAACAATGTCACAGAGTTTGACCTGACAATCGCAGGTACAGTATGGTTCAAAGTATCTTCGCAGGCCGATTATGGGGCAACAAAAGCATTTCCTGGCGGGGAATATACCGCCGTAGTAAGTGCGGAGTGTGTTGCGCTCTAATATTCTGTATGCCTGCTTATGGGCATCAGTTTACTCCAACTTACCCGGTACCGCTTCCTTCTCACATAAAGGATGTGGTCCGGGTAAGAATGGAGCTTTTTAATAGCCGACAGGATATACAATATTACGAATTTAATGTATACGACGAAGACTGGAATCCAGTGCCTTTTGCAACTGCAGAAAAGATAATTCGGTTGCCGTACCTGGACAGAAAAAATGTAGACATCTATCTACGCAAAAAAGATCCAGCCGTATACATTTGCTCTACCTCGAAGATAATTCGCAGTAAGAATGCTTCGACTGTAATATCTTCAAAAATTTGCTCAAAACTCAAGTGAGATATTGTGAGACTTCTACTTTTATTGCTGCTACTTCCTTGTGTAGCGCTAGGACAGACAAGCTCTTTAAACCTTGCGGTGCCAACTAGCCCGCAAAGTTTTCAGACTGATCGATTTCGTGCGGGTGATATGGATTGCTCCAGCGCGATCGGGTCTGCCACAAATGTAGAATTTGGAGTTGTCGGAATCGTAAATGAAGGCAATCAATTTGCAAATAGCCTTCTTGCCTCTACACCTGCTGACTTTTACAACAATCAAGTAAAAGATATTGGTGTCTACGGCAAGATTACAATTCCGATTGGAGCACCGAAAGAAAGATTAAACTGCAACATACTGTATCAGCTTGAGCTAGAGAGGCGACGGTTAGAGATACAAAAGTTGCGAGCGGAGATCGCTTCATTACGCGAGCTTCAATTTGAGAATTAAATGGCGGACCTGGGGGAAGGGCTAGACAAAGTTGAAGAAGAAGTTGAAGCGCTAAAGAACGCAAAGATGAAAATCTTTGGCATTACTATGACTCCGACAACTATCGGAGCTGCCTTCGCTCTTATCAGCTCTCTTTTTGGAACGCTCTATGCTGGCTTTGAGTCCTACAAAGCTTTTCAGGAAATGGCAGAAAAGCTTGAAGTTCTTGACATTGAAGCTGTAGAAGCACGAAATGTTGCGATTGAGCGAAAGCTCGATGATGCGATTGATTACACTCGAGACATTAAAAACAGTTTGAGAGATGACATTATTCGAGTGGAGCGAGTCGCAGAAGGCGCAAGCAACCGCGTAAAAACAGTACAGGACGATATTGACACACGAATGCGAGAACTCTCTGACTTAAGTCGCGAATCGGAGAAAGACGTTCGAGACACAATGAGAGAGACTGAAGACCGTATTGATGCAAAAATGCAGAAGCTAGATGAAAGCCTGCGTGACACGCTACAAAAAGCACTGGATAACCCTCTTGCAGATGGCTAAGTACCTATTCATATTTCTTTTGGCGGGCTGTGCTTCTCCTTCTATAGTTGAAGAGGCACAGTTGGCTCAAATTCGTCACCTAAGAGAGACTTGTATGAACAATATCACAAATACGTCTATACCTTCTCCTCTTTTAAGAGTATCTGCAATTCATCAGTGCAATGCATGGGCAAGATCTAAAGTATTGTAGTACAACTTTTTGAACAACCTGGAAACGAAGACCAAGCAAAAATATTTCTTGACTTTGTAACCTCACCACCGTATAATGGACAACATGAGTAACGAACTTACTGCCATCTCTCCCGAAGGACTTGAAGTTGCAAATACCTATTTGCAATACGGAAACATTCGTGCCGTATCTCAAGATCTTGGAATTCCTGAGAATCAAGTGGTAGAGGTTCTGAATAAACGCGAAGTAAAAAAATACATTGATAATGTCTATCTAGACATGGGCTATCGTAATAAAAATCTTATTGGAGCTGTTCTTGATGAAATGATTGAGAGTAAGCTCGAAGAAGCAAAAGAAACTGGAATATATTCTAGTAAAGACCTAGCGGACTTACTGCAAATGGCACATAAGATGCGTATGGACGAGTTAAAGGCTCAAGCCGAACTTGAAAAAGCATCTGCCGCCAGCATTCGGAATCAAACGAATGTTCAAATTAATGAAGCAGTCCCGTTTGGTCAGGGCAATTATGGCAAGCTCATGGAGAAGCTGTTAAAAAATGTCAACTGATGAAGTCGAGAAGGTTCGTTCAGAGCTGCGTCTCCATGAAATTCAGTGCGAAGAACGTTGGAAAACCAACTTTCAGCGACTGGAGAGTATTGAAGAGCAGTTATTGCGTTTTGAAAGTAGAATGATGGCCATGTCTGGTGCTCTTATTCTTTTTCTCGGCGGGGTCATTGTGACTCTAGTGACTACACTTGGCTAATGCCTCTGGTAATGGGTTACAGCAAAAGCGCCATTTCAAAAAACATTCGGAAAGAAATTCGTTCCGGAAAGTCTCGGAAACAAGCTGTAGCGATTGCACTTGCTACAGCACGAAAAGCGCGTAAAAAGCGCAAGCGTAAGTCAAGGAGACGATAATGCCAGCAGGAAAAGGGACATACGGTAAGAAGCGTGGACGTCCGCCGATGAAAGGCAAGAAGCCCATGGGCGGTAAAAAGAAAAAGTCCATGGGTCTAACTGCAAAGCAGAAGAAGTTACCGATGGCTCTTCAGAAGGCACTTCTGAAACGAAAGCGCGGCTGAAGCGCTCGGTAGAAGCGGTGAGCTTCTTGGAGACTTAAATGATTTACGAAAAACGAGGTCAGTGGCACTTGCGAGACAAGTTTGGTCTTCGCATTTTTGATACAGAAGCTGAAGCTCGGGCCGCAGAAGGTGTACGTCACCCTGCGAAAGAGATGACTTATGGCGGCAGCCCGGAAGAAAAAGCGATCTTCAAAGAAGAAGCCGGTTCCGACGAACAAGGCTTTGTACTCGAGAGTGAAAGCGGAGACGAAGAGGAGATTTAAGGTCTATCCTTCAGCCTACGCAAACGGTTGGCTCGTTAAAACTTACAAAGCTCGAGGCGGTAAGTACCGTACGGGGAAAGCATAATGGCGAAACCTAAAGGCGGGCTTACAAAATGGTTTAAAGAGAAGTGGGTAGACATTTCTCGACCCAAAAAAGGTGGTGGCTATATGCCTTGTGGTCGATCTGCTTCTAAAAAAGGAAAATATCCTAAATGTGTTCCTGCCGCAAAAGCGGCTCGTATGACTCCTGCGGAAAGGAGATCTGCAATTCGACGAAAGCGAGCTGCAGGAAATCCTGGCGGAAAGCCTACAATGGTAAAAACTTTTACCAAGTCAAAGAGGAGAATGCGACGTGGCGGCAAAAAAAGGTAGAAAAAAGCATCCTGCGGTGAAACGTGCAGGAGTAGCGGGGTTTAATAAACCCAAGCGTACTCCGGGGCATCCAAAAAAATCGCACATTGTAGTAGCAAAAGTAGGAACTAAAGTGAAGACAATTCGCTTTGGTCAGCAAGGCGTTAGCGGTTCTCCCAAGAAAGCAGGGGAAAGCGAAGCCTATCGAAAGCGCCGTCTGGCATGGAAAGCTCGTCATGCGAAAAATATCGCAAAGGGCAAGATGTCAGCGGCATATTGGGCTGACAAGGTGAAATGGTAATGAGTGACTATCATCCTGCGGATACAAATGGAGACGGAGTAGTCTCCCCTGAAGAACAAGCAATGTACTTAGAGTTCAAGCGTAAAGAACTCGAAGATAAAGATGCTCAACGTGACGCTATCCGAAAGATGGCATGGTTTGCACTCTTTGGGCTTCTCGTATACCCGATTGGCATTGCAATTACTTCTGCTTTTGGCATGGAAAATGCGTCTGGACTAATTGCTGATATTGCTCCCACTTACTTTGCGTCTATCGCAGTGCTTGTATCTGCATTCTTTGGAGCAGATGCATTGAAGAAGGGCTAATTATGCTAGACTTTATTTACACAGTGTGGAACTACGTGCAAGCAATCCCGATTGTTGTCACTCTCTGCTCGGCAATCGCGGCTACAACGCCAACTCCCGCCGATGACAAAATCTGGGCAAAGATTTACAAATGGATCGATATTTTTGCAATTAATATCGGTAAAGCAAAAGAGCAAGCTGGAATTAAATAAATGGCAATTGAAATTAGTAGGCGGGATATAACTGCGGATGGCATTATGGAGCTACCCGCCGATACTAAATTTCTTAAACTCCCAATAGATCCGTACCTGGAGCTATTGGGAGTTACTCCTCTTCCTTCCCAGATGGCGATTATCAATGCCGTCAATAACCCGAAGTATCGTTTTATTTGTGCTGCAATCTCTCGTCGGCAGGGAAAAACTTATATTGCAAATATTATTGGACAACTTGTTTCGTTGATTCCTAACTCAAATATTTTGATTATGTCTCCGAACTACTCGCTTTCTCAAATTTCTTTTGATTTGCAGAGAAATTTGATAAAGCATTTTGATTTGGAAGTTACAAAAGACAACGCAAAAGATAAAGTAATTGAACTTTCAAATGGTTCGACTGTGCGAATGGGCTCAGTGAACCAAGTAGATTCGTGCGTAGGTCGAAGCTACGACCTCATTATCTTCGACGAAGCAGCGTTAGCAGATGGCAGGGATGCCTTCAATGTAGCTCTTCGTCCTACGCTCGATAAAGATAACTCGAAAGCTATTTTTATCTCTACTCCTCGCGGTAAGAGCAACTGGTTTGCAGAATTCTTTGATCGAGGCTTTGACCCTGAATTCCCAGAATGGTGCTCAATCCGCGCAACCTATAAAGATAACCCGCGCATGTCCGAGCTTGATATTGCTGAAGCTCGTAAATCCATGAGCGATGCGGAGTTTCGGCAGGAATATGAAGCAGACTTTAACACCTATGAAGGTCAGATCTGGGCGTTTAACTCAGAGCGATGCGTGGACAACTTTTTGGAATTGGACACTCGTCGTATGGATGTGTTCGCCGGTCTTGACGTGGGCTATCGTGACCCTACTGCATTTTGTGTCATCGCTTACGACTGGGACTCCGGAAAATACTATGTTCTAGACGAGTATCTCGATGCAGAGAGAACAACAGAACAGCACGCTGAAGTCATTCGTGGAATGATTGACAAATGGGATATTGATTATATTTTTATTGACTCAGCGGCTCAGCAGACACGATTTGACTTTGCACAAAATTATGACATTTCTACAGTCAATGCAAAGAAATCAGTTCTGGATGGAATTGCTCATGTGGCGGCGATTGTGGACAATGATAACCTCCTGGTGGATCAAACTTGTAAGGAGACTCTTGCAGCCCTCGATCAGTATCAGTGGGACCCAAACCCGAACCTAGCAAAGGAAAAGCCGAAGCATAATCGCGCATCGCACATGGCAGATGCTATTCGATATGCTCTGTATTCGTTTGAAACAAGCAACAGCGGGTTCTAATGATACCTGCTGAAAAATAATATTTGACAAGCTACCTGTAAACCGATATAATTCTGGATATAAGAATGAAGAAGTTGAAAAGAGACCCGATAAAATATATTCGAGACCGTGCTAAATCCAAGTACGAAAAAGGAACCGAATGTTTTATCTGTGGGACGAAAACGGAGCTTGATTTTCACCACTTTTACTCTTTAAGTCCTCTGCTTGCACAGTGGCTAAAGAAGAAGCAA